GTAGAACCTGAAGGTTTAACAGCACTATCACCACCAAACTTAGCAAAACCACTTACTCTTCTGTAGCCTCCTTTTACAGAAACTTCAAAATTTTGTAACTTCGTTGCTACTCCGGGAGTTCTTACTAAATCTAAAGCATTAGAAGCAGTAACTAATCCTCCATCACAAGCAACTGCGTAAGGTTGTGAACGAGCCATAATTAAAAATAAGTTCTATCGTCTGTCATAAACTTAGGAGCAGGATTTATTAAATTTGACTTCATATATTTCATAGCTTTTTTATAATCCTCTAAAGCAAATGCTGCTTGTTGAGGAGATTCTTTAAATTGCCAAATGTAATATCTTGCTCTTGAAGTTATAACATTACTATACTGTTCTGGTAATACTATGGTGTCGTCATGTGCTGATAAAGCTGTGGGTTTTGTAAAGGCATAAAAATGCACATTATAAACTTTATCAGGTATCGGACTTAATCCAAACTTTCTATTATCTGGAGACTTAATTACAAATCTAGGTTCTCCAAACTGTTGACTACCAGCATCATCTTCGTTTTCGCTATCTCTGTAGTATCTTCGCCACTCATTTAAATTTACAAATCGTAAACCTTTTGATACATGAGGAGCTGATTCTCCAGAAACATTTATTGTTGTTAGGTAAAAATCATCCCAATCTATTGAAGCAAAGTCAGTTGTTATGCTTGAACTACTAGCATTTAATAAATACCATCTAGTTCCTGCAACTGTAGCAACTGTAGTATTGCCATAAAAAGGGTCTGTGCTACCACTAACTCCAGCTGAAAAGAAAGGTAACTGTGGTTCTTGATTAGCAATATCAAATATAGATTTATTTATTGCATCTTTAACAAATGCTTGAAAGCCTACTGCTCCTGAAAAATTAGAAGAAGTAAGAGGAACTTCATTAAGTTCTCTTAACAATTCATTTGTTAAATCAAGATATGTTGTTGCCATTACTTTTTCTTTTTCTTATTAGCTTTTAAAGACCTTTCTAAAATCTTAGCTTGACCAGCATGACTTTTAGAAGCTTTCTTTAATGCAGCTATTAATTTTTTTGTTTGTGCTTCACTTAACATTTTATTTACTGTGTACCTTTTGTATTGCAAAGTTTGCCATTAAACTTGCACCTTTATGTGGTACAAATTTACCTTTATGTTTCATTAATTTAAAGTTACCATTTTTTTGTTTCATCCAATGATAACCTTTAGGTGCTTTAACTTTCATTATTTATCTTCTTTTGATTTTAATGATTCGTTGTAACCAACTCTTCTATTACAATCTTTTTCCATATCAGATATTGATGAATAGTCTCCAGATTTTTTAGATTCGCCACCATGTCCTTTAGGCATTCTATAGCCACCACCCGCCATTGGTTTTCTTTTTTTATCGTCATACATATTGTTCTCCTTAAAAAAATGGAAGGGTCCGAAGACCCCTCCTAACTATTTCTAGTCTATTGCGTAAAATGCTGAAACTAATGCTTCAGGTCTTAAAACTTTTACTCCATAAACATGCAATCCTCTAACGATATCGCCAAATGAATCTGGGTCTCTTAGGACCTCAGTTGAGATAATTGTTTGAGCAGTTGCTGTTGAGGAAATATGTCCAGCTAACACTTTACCACTTGCTGTAGAAGCAGCAGCAATGTTATTAGACTTGTACATATTAAAGCCTCTCAACATTCCACTAGAAACTAAACCATTTCTAATAGAACCTTGACCTGCGTTAAAGTCAACACTTAGTAACTTAGAGCCAGATTGAGATAGTTGCTCATAAAAACTTGGAGGAGCAACAAACCATCTACCTTCTTCAGGTACATTTTGCTCGTCAAGTAATCTAGCCATGAAAGCCATAACATCTAATGGGTCTGTTCCTGTTCCATCAGAACCTGTAAGGTCGATAGAATTAGAACCACCTTGATGCTGACCCATTGTTTGTGTAGCTGCTACTGCATCTGCACCTAAAATGTGGTCTGGGCTTGAAGATGAAACACCACTAAACATTGATGCTAATACTGCTGAGTCAAAAGAATCTCTTAGAGCATAAGCTGCTGATGATGTTGCCACCTCTTTAAAGTTAACATGTGACATTTTGCTTTCAATATCATCTACGATGAATTTAAAAGCTTTTGCTGAATCAACAACCAAAGATGTTTCTTGGTCTGTTAATTTTGTTGCACTAGGGTCACTACCTCTGGTGTAATCTGAAACACTAATTTCAGGTTCTTTGATAATTAGTACAGAGTCACCAAAGTTTGAAATTTCTCCGGAGTAATCGGTATTTGTAATAGCTTCTGCTACACTCGCTTTTCTGAAAAAGTTTAATACTTTAGCAGAATAAATTTGAGGTAAAAAGAAACTATTAGCCTGACCACTCACGGAGTTACCGAAGTTTGCATTTGTATCTGGACTAGGTTCAAAATACTGTGCCATTTTTATTCTCCTTTGGGTTAAAAATTAAGTTAATCTAATTAATTCTTCCTTCATCCCAAGCTTTGTCGATTTCTTTTTCAAGTCTATCAAACTCTTCTGGAGATAATGAAAGAATCTCCTTTTGTGTCCAAATCTTTGCCTCTTGTGGCTCGACATTAGTTGTCTTAGTAGACACCATATCGGCAGCCGAAGACTTAGATTCAGAGCCTCTTGATGGTTTTTGAACTGAACTTCCCATGTCAGACTTAAATAAATCTAATGCCCGACTAGCTGCTTCTGGGTCATTTGCATTACTGTAAATCCAGTTTTGAATTGACTCAGGTTGAGATTTAGCCCACTCATGAAAATCATCGCTATTTCTGATATCATCAAAATCAGGATGATTAGCTCGTAGTGCTTTCTCAGCATCTAATCTAACAAGTTGCTGTTCTCTTTCTTGTAAAAGTTTTACCTTTTCTTCAAGTTGTTTTGCTCTGCTTTCGCTTTGCATATTAGCAACTGTTTCTACGACATCATAAACATCAGGATATTTTTGTTTAAAATCAGCAAGTTCTTCTTCAGATTTAGGTGGGGTATATTTTACCTGACCTTGTTGTGCTTGTTCTAATAGTTCAAGCTCTCTCTGTTTAAACTCACTAAGCTTACTATCGTAATGCTTTTTTAAGTCGTCATATCTTTTTTTATAGTTGGGTCGCTTGTAGGGTTGTTTTGAATCTTCTTGAACTTGTTGTTCTTCATTTACCCCCTCTTCAACATTTTCTTCTACATTATTACTTTCGGGGTCTGGAAAGTACACATTTTCAGATGAAACAAATTGTTTATCTTCTACATTGTGCCAAC